GATTATGTCGCCCGTAAACATTCGTTCGATCCGACGCGGGTGGCGATGGTGGAGCTGGTGCCGTTTCTGGGTGTCTCGCGGCAGGCGCTGGATAAATGGGCCAAGGCGGGGATGCCGCGGAATGCGGATGGATCGTTTGCGCTGGCGGCGGTATTTCAATGGCGGGTTGAACAGATCGGGACGCGGCCGGAGAAAACAGCCGAGCCGATCAACACCCTGCAGCAACTTAAGGCCGAAAAGCTCCAGGTGGAACTGGACCGGACGATGGACCGGCTGCTGGATCGGGATCGGGTGATGGCGAGTCAGTGTGTTCGCCTGCAGGCACTCGTCAGCTTTACCGAACGCCGGCAGGCGACGCTGCCGGGACTGATGGAGGGGCTGGCGGCCGACCAGATCGCGGTCAAACTCAACGAAGTGTTTGGTGAACTGCGGCGGCTGCTGAAGGAGATTCCGAACGAACTGAAGCTGTCTGAATCACAGACGGCGATGTTTAAGGCGCTGCTGGATGATCTGGGGGGAAAGGAAACAGGAACCACGAATGAACACGAATAGACACGAAAAATGAAGTTTGAATTGTGAGTTTTGAATAAAAAAGTTCTTTAAAAAGTTAATACCGCTTGACTATTTAGATTCTAATTGCCCGATGGCGGCGGCGATGCGGGCTAAGGTATTTGGGAGCGGCTTAAATTTGCCGCGAACAAATCCGCTGATCGCCTCGGCGGATAATCCGGCCGCCCGGGCGATGGCTCGTTGCGAGTGCCCGCAATGAAGAATCAGTTCACGATAATCGTCTTCGCAATTTAACGGCAATGCCTCAATGCTGGCTGGTAACTCGACAGCCGCTCCCATGGTGGCGAGAAGTTTAAAAAACTTCTCGTGCCCGATTTGGCGGACCCCCTTACAGGCAAGATTTATCGAGTACCGGTCAATACCCGCCTCTGCGGCGGTGGCCGTCTGGTTGGGGATGTGCACCTTGAGCCATTCGGCCAACGGAACCGGCGCCCCGCCCTGCGGAGCCAGAAAAACCTTATTATCAGCGATGGTGATATAGTATTTCATGTTTTATCCTCAAAAGCCCCCCGCCAACAAGGCAAGGGGGCAGGGTAAAAAATACTGATTATTTGTAAACAAAGCTAACATTCTCGCAAACATCGAGAATATACAAGTCGCATCTCTGCTCACCTTTGAATCGCTGGCTGTCTTCAATGTGCGTTATCTTCATGCCGTCAATCTTGTCATACTCCTTATCAACACCGCTATAGTCGCGGCAAGCGTTGATGAAATTCTGCGACGGTTCAGCGGTTCGCTCAACATCGTCAGACTGCCATTCCGGTTCATTGCCATAGCAAGGGCCATCTTCAACAATCCAGTTCAAGAATTTCACTCTGATTTCTTCGATTTGTGTTTCAGTCTTCATTTTTTACCCTTTCAAAAAAGTGTTAGTGCCTTACTTAACTGTGTATAATATAACCAATCAGTTACTATTTGTCAAGCGGTATTTTTGAGATATTTACGGGTTTTATGGAAATGTCCGTTTTTGCAATGAAACCAACGGTTTTTAATGAAAAAAATGAAATAAATAATTTGAAATTTGAAATTGAAAATCGAAAATTGCCCATCCCCCTGCCGACGCAGCCGGAGGAGGATCGGATTCTGTCGGCGTTTGAGCGGCCGGATATTATTGACTGGGCGCGTGAAAACTTTATTCTGCCGAAGAAGTTTTCGCGGATCCATGGGAAATGGTCCGACGAGTATACACCGTTTCTGCGTGAGCCCCTGCGGTGGCTGACGAAAACGCCGGTGGAGTTGTTTATTGAGGCGTGTACCCAGGGCGGCAAAACGACGGCGATCCTGATCCTGCTGCACTATATCTTCGAAAACTGCCCGGACCCGACGATTTTGTGTATGCCGCAGGAAAAAGCGATGCGGCGGCGGGTGCGGACGCGGATCCGTCCAATGTTTGAGGCCAACCCGGAACTGTTTCGCCGTATCAAAAATGATGTGCGGAATATCAATATCGGCTCGGAGACCGATCTGGGCGATATGCTGCTGTACCTGGCCTGGGCGACCTCCGGGGTGACGATGGACGATAACCCCGCCTGTACGATCATTCTCGACGAGGTGGCGACGATGGCATTCAACACCGACACCGCCAGCACCGACAATACCGATGAAGGCGATGACAGCACGATCAGCCCGATCGACCGGCTGCGGGATCGGCAGCGAACCTATCAGTCCGGCGGATTGAGCCGGCTCGTGGGCGTGTCCAGTCCGGAACTGGCCGGGGATATGTTTGATCTGGAGATGCGGGACGGAACCGATGAACGGTGGCATGTGCCCTGTCCTATATGCGGACGGTGGCATAAAATGTCCATGGATTATATCGAGCTGGACAAAAATAAAGACGGCACTTTCCTGGCGGCCGAGACCTATCGAAAGCCGGGCAAGTCGCGGTATGTGTGTCCGTTGTGTCAAGCGGCGTGGACGGAAGTGGATCGGGCGGCGGCGAATGAGCCGGGGATCTGGGTGCCGAAGACGCAGCGGATGGACCCGAACGGGAAAGTGACCGGCGATCTGGGGTCGGTGTTTAAGCGGTCGATCCGGATTACGGCGATGATGCTGCACCCGGCGATCCACCCGATTACCGCGATCGCGGCGAAGTTCGCCAAGGCCCAGAACGAATTAAAAAAAGGCAACAAGCGTCCCTTGCGGCGGTATCAGAATCGTGAGCGGGCCGAGCCGTGGCGAGTCGTTGTCAAGGCCATCGATTCCGATGTGCTGCGGACGCAGCTGAGCGGGCTACCGGCCCGGGCCATTCCTGCCGACGCCGAGCTGCTGGTGGCTGGGGCGGACTACCACGAAACCGAAGACGGGGATGTCCGGATCGACTTTGAGGTCCGTGCGTTCGGCAACGATTATCGCAACTGGGTGGTGCTGGCCGGGACGGTGGCGTCGTTTAAGCAGCTGGAGGTCAAGCTGAAGTTCGCGTTTCCGTGGGCCGATGACGGGATCGATGAGCCGGAGCTGGCGGTGGCGTGCGTGTTTATCGACTCCAATTTTAAAGCCGAAACGGTGTATCAATGGTGCCGGAAGTTCCCGACCTGGGCCAAACCGTGCCGGGGGGTGGACAGCCAGATGAAGCCCGTTAAGCCCAGCTCGCTGGCCGAGGTGGTGGCCCGATCCCGCAACAAGAGCCGGGCCCGACGGTCGCGGCAGTATCAAGGGATGGAACTGATGAATATTCACGCGCCGCATTTTTCCGACCAGATCACCGACTGGGGCGAGCGGTCGGATCCGGCGGCGGAGTGTACGCTGTTCTATGACAGCATCGAACGGGATACGGACGGGCGGTACTTTGAGGAATTTTGTGGGATGCGGCGCGTCTCTCAAGTCAGCCGCGGCCGGCGCCGCTGGATGTGGGTGGCCAAGACCGATTCGACGCCGGTGCATTTTCACGATTGCGGCAAGTATGCCGCCGCCGCCGCCCACCATAAAGGGGCCCATCAGCTGTTTACGCCGGAGGCACTGGACCAGCTGCCGGAGGCGCTGCGGCGGCGGATGATCCGGAAGAAAACGAAACTCAGTGAAAAACCACGACGGAGACGATAGTGACCGAACAGAGATCAGACATCCAAACTCAGACATCCGACCCGCGCGGCCGGGCCAAACGGCTGCGGCAGCAGGCCAAGGCCCTTAAAAAAGAGGCGAAGGCGATCGAGGCCGAGCTGGATAATAAGGGACTGCGGTGCCCGAAGTGCGGGTGCGGGCACTTTGAGACGGATAAAACCGTCCCGATCCCCGGTCGGCGGATCCGGCGGTATAAGGTCTGCCGGTACTGCGGCCGGCGGGTGAGGACGACGGAGACGATAGAAGAGTAATTTTCAATTTTGAATTTTCGATCTTTAAATTGAAAATAGTACCTTGAAAATCGAAAATAGAAAGATTTCTTCCTATATGTAGCCATTTTTGGCAATCTTGTGGTTTTTTTGTTGAGTTTATCAATATGTTGTGGGTACGCTGGCCGATGTGGTATTTAAGTATGCAAGTATGTGACAATTGAATATTTTCGGGTTTTGCCGGCGGTTGATCCCCAAAGGTGAACGAAAGACAAAAACAAGACGGCTGTATGGAGCCATATCTCCACGCAGCCGTCTTTTTTTGTGCCCGCGATGAGCTAACTGAAACCTGAAACCTGAAGACTGAAACCTGAAGACTGAGGACTGATGTCCACACACGCAGAAAAAGTGACGGCCATCGATGCGGCGATCGACTCGCTCATCAGCGGTCAATTCGAAGAGATCTGGATGGGCGACCGCCGGTACCGGATGCAGGATCTGGATAAATTGCGGAAACTGCGTGATTATTATTCCGGACTCGCCAGCCGAGCCGCCGGAAAAACCGGGTTTAAACTCAACGGGTTTAAGACCGCCTCGGCCCGGGGGACGACGCTTTCATAATGGCCAAACAGCTTACCCCAACACGATCGAAGGTGTCGCTTTCCGAAAAGCCGCGGATGCGGATCCGAAACAGCAACGATGGCAAGCGGGCGTATTTCGATGCGGCCGCGACGACCCGACTGAACCAAAATCACTGGGCGTATGCGACCGAGCATGACATCAATACGCTGATCCGGGGGGATCTGCCCACGCTGCGAAAGCGGGCCCGGCTTGAGATTCTTAACAACGGATACGGGGCGGGGATCGCCGATACACTGGCGTTTGATATTGTCGGCGACAGCGGGTCGCGGCCGCAGATCGACAGCGGAAACGAGGCGTTTGACGCCGAAGCGGAAGAGAAATTTCTGATCTGGTCGCAGACCTGCGATCAGACCGGTCTGATGGGACTGCCGGAGCTGCTGCAGATGCAGTTTGCCCTCCAGCCGTGCGAGGCGGGGGAATCGCTGACGGTCTTTAAACGCGATCGCCGGGCCGGGAACTATGAGGTCTCGCTGCGGCTGCTGGCGGTGGAAACCGAACGGCTGGATAATCCGATGGATTCGGCGGCGCCGTCGACGAAGCTCCATGACGGCATTGAATTCGATGAAGACGGCCGTCCGGCGGCGTATTATATTCTCAAGGATCACCCCAACGGCAGCTATGCGGACAGCTTGTTTGACACCGACCGCGTGCCCGCGGCGGATGTGATCCACCTGTACCGCGTTAAGCGGCCCGGCCAGAGCCGGGGGCTCCCGTGGTTTGCGCCGTCGCTTCCGTTGTTTGCCACGATGCGGCGGTTTACGCTGGCGACGATCGAAGCGGCCGAAACCGCCGCCAATATCTCGGCGCTGATGAAATCCAACTATACGCCGGATCCCGATGACGCCGAGGATGTGGAATCAAACGATGTGATCGATCTGGAACGCAATGCGATGCTGACGCTGCCGGCGGGCTGGGACGCGACGCAAATGAAGGCCGAACACCCCACGACGACCTATGCGATGTTTAAGGCCGAGATCCTTAACGAGATCGCCCGGTGCGTGCTGATGCCGTACAATGTCGCCGCCGCCAATTCGAGCGATTACAACTACGCCTCCGGTCGACTGGATCACCAGAAATATCACCGGTTTATTAAATGTATCCGCCGCTGGGGCGAACAGCGGTTCCTGCGGCGCGTCTTCAGTGAATGGATGACCGAGGCGTTTCTGATCCCCGGCTTCTTTACCGCCCGGCCGACCTTTGAGCAGGCGATGCGGGCGTCGCAGATGATCCAGTGGTACTGGCCGGGGTTCGAGCATGTCGATCCGGTTAGAGAAGCCAACGCTCAGAAAATCCGGCTGGAAAGCGGAACGACCACGCTCAAGGATGAATTTGCCGAAGCGGGACATGACTGGGAAAAGAAACTCATCCAGCGTGGCCGCGAAATTAAAAAAATGAAGGAACTGGGGATCCCGGTTCCAACTTCCAAAAATATAAAAGACGAGGACGAAGACGATGAACCCACGCCGTCGAACAAAAAAACACCCGCCCAAAAAAAGTAAACGAAACGCGTTTTCGCCCGGTATCGGTGTTCGCAGCGAACCGGGCCTGCCGGACGGCGAGCGGGTGGACTGCGATCTGACGACGCGGACCTATCGCGCGGACCTCAAAACGCTGGATGTTGACAATCGATCCATCGAGGCGGTCATCGCCACCGAGGATCGGGTGAAAGTCGTTGACTGGTCGCGGTGGGAGGTCATCGAGGAAATTCTGCGGATGGACGGGCTGACCCTGCCCGCCAACGGACAGGTGCCCCTGCTGGATACGCATAACCGGTACTCCGTTCAGCACCAGCACGGCTCGACCCGTGACCTGAAGGTCGTCGGCGGCAAGCTCATCGGCCGCAACACTTACAGCAGCTCTGGCGATTCGGAGCACGCCTGGACGCTGTGCCGCGAAGGGCACTTAACCGACAACTCCGTCGGCTACCGGATCGGCGACAATGCCGTGATCATCGAGGCCGGCAAGAGTGCTGAGGTGGCCGGTAAAAACTACAAAGCGTCCCCGAATATGGCCCTGCGCGTGGTCTTGGGCTGGGAGATTCGGGAAAACAGTATTTGCCCGATCGGGGCGGACCCGAAGGCGAAAACACGAAAACAGCAAAGCCCCATTGCAGGGCGTACTTATTCAAATCGAAAGGAAACAGACATGAAGAAGTTTAAAGAATGGTTATCGGCACGGGGCCTTGCCTATGACGACATGAACGAGGACACTCGGACGGCCCTGAAGGTGGATTTCGACGCGGAGTGTGAGCGGACCGAGGCTGAGAAAATCAAACCCGCCGCTGGCGGAACGCGGACGGTTGCAACCGATCCTCCGGCCGGCGCCGAAGCGGACGGAGCCGGTGCGGTCAGTGCCTTGACCGAAGCGGATGCCAAGCGAATCGCTGATGAAGCGGTGGCCGCCGAGCACACACGCCAGGCGGGGATCCGGACCGAGGCGAACGGACTGGGGATCGATGAAGAGACCCTCACCCGGTGCATTAATGACCCGGCGATGACGGTCGAAAAGTCACGCGGCGAATTTTTGGAAGTGATCCGGAAACGCGGCGGCAATCCCGTGATGCATATTCCGGGCGGCATCGTCGCCGACCGCAGTGTCAACGGCCAGCGGCTGGTCGATGCGATGCTGCTGCGGGCAGGGTTCGAGGATGTGGTCCTGGCCGAGACCGACGGCGAAAAACGGGCTGAACAGGCCGAACAATTCCGCGACTTAACCGCGCTGGATCTGTGCCGTCAGGCACTGATCATGGACGGCCAGACGCCGGCCGGCAGCCGCGAGGATATGATCCGGGCGGCGCTGTCGACATCGACGCTGCCGACGATCCTGGGCGCGATTT